CCATAGTGCCATTGTCTACTAAAATTTCACAACCATAAACATCTTTTGATGTTTGTTTTTCATTTGAAGACCAGTTTTGTTTTACTTCTGGTTTTTTCGTTGCTTTTTTAGCGGGTTTTTTTAATTCTGTTTTAGTTTCTTTCTCTGCCATAATAAAAAAATTTCAGTTAAGATCGATTTCCCCATCTAATATCTGGGTATGCTTCAGCAATAATCTCTTTGGTTAATTTATACTTAGTTTGTAACTTCTTATCTTTTGTTAGAACTACAATCTCTGCCTCCAGTGGATGCAATCCTTGAAGGATGTTAATGAACATGGTCTCTTTACGAAGAGCACTGAGAGAATCGTTACCACCTTTAACGAAGTTATAGAATCTTTTGAACTCTGCTCTTATAGATGATCTTCCTTGATCTTGAGATCCTAAAGACCTAGTTCCCAACTCTCCCATCTTATCAACAGCATCGCGAATCTTTTCGCTTAGAGTTCCACTAAAAGAATCCTGCTCATCTACAGCAGCATATGGAACATCGCCTGGTGGCAGTGTGGATATTACAGTTTCATCAAAATTCCAAATGAAGATAGTCTTCAGAGCATTGTCTTCAAATTTTCTTAATGCTTCAATCTTTCTTGCCTTTGTTTTCTGTGCTACAACAACATCAAGGATCTCAAATAAAAATGGATTTACTGGGAGATCTGGAATAGGAGCTGCTTTTGTTGTCTTTCTAGTCGTCTTCTTCGGTTTCGTTGTTGTCATAATTTTCAAAGTTAAATGCAATTACCTCATCGGGAACCAAATTCCCATTCATATCAAACATCTCAGGATGTGGTTTTGGTATCTCCTGATAGTTTAGCATATAATCTCTCACTAGCCAACCTACTATAGATCCCAATGAAAAAAGTACAAATGATATTGGTAATACTGATATAAGTATTATATCGATAGTGCTCAAATTCATTTACGCACCTCCTTTAAGGTATTTGGTTTATTTAGTTTATGTTTCTTTACGGATAAAGAAAATTCAAAATAGAGGTTTATTTCTCTTTTGAGGAAAGAACCAACTCTTTTAAAAATAATATGTATTGGTTTGTGACGTTTTGGTTTATTTCTTATTAGAAATTCAAAACCACGATTTATTTCAAGGTCGTTATTCGATTTTAATTTATTCATCAAACGATGTTCTTCTCCTTTAAGTATTTAACAGTATCAATACAACCTCCTATCTTTTTACCATCGACTATGACTTGAGGAAAGGTAGACCCTTCTCCAAATTCTGATACAAAGGCATCTCTGTTAAAATGTTCATCTAAATTATATACCGCATAACTGATCTTTGTCAACTTAAATATCTTTTTTACTTTATCACAATAGGGACAATTTGGTTTGGAAAAAACTGCTACGTTCATCTTTAGTTCCTAAAACTATATTTATTTACTTAAGGTTCTCTTCTTAATCAAAGAAGAACATTTGCCACAATCGACAATTCTCTAAACAATCGCCAAAGTATTCTGAGGCAGCGTGTATGTTTCCACCACTGAAAAGAACTAATCTGTTGTAGACATTTCCTGCAACATCAACCACTTCATATGGTGTTTTGTCTAAGAAAGTTCTACCTGGAAATACTTCGTTACCTTGTCCAGACTCCCAATCAATCATAGTATTATGATGAATCTTAGTTGCTCTATGTCTTAACATGGTTGTTCCACACTCAGGAGGAGCATCTGGTGTTAAGTATATCATACCTGCCCATGCTTGTTCATCACAATGATATACCAGTTTTTCTCCTGCCCAATTATGTTGGAACCTAGCATTCATTCCATGCTCTTCCCACTTGGTAATTTTGATTCCTAATAGATCTTCAAATGCTTCTTTTAAACCTGGTATGAAAAATTGTTTGCGAGTTCTTCTTCCGATGTAACCTTCATCGTCGTAATAATCTTGTTCCAGAGCAAACTTCCTGACCTGATCAGGATCTTTATAGAAATTATCAACTATGATTACTCGTTGATGTTTTCTATAATTTGGATTAACTGTAAGAAAACTATCACTTAACATTAGAACCCTAAATGTTTACTACGTATAAAATCTAAATCAAAAGTTGTGCTCGAAACTCTTCTTGCATCTCCGTTTGGATTAGTTTCCATTGAATCTCCTTCCCACGGTAGGTAAGTTGGTCCTTGGACTCTCCAATTTGCACCCCATTTTTCAGTTAAGTAATCAATATTCAGTACGTTAGATCTTTCAAGTTTCTCTGCCAACTCTGGTTCAGTCTTTTTGGTTTGACTTCCGTGAGTATAGTATTCATCTTTCTTTCCAAATCCATGATAATACTGACTTTCTAATTCTATTACTTTTTTGATAGGACGATGTATGAAACGCATAATCATATCAGCATCTTCACAATATGCAGGATATAGATTTTCATCAAACAAACCAAATTGTCTAACAATACTTTCTTTAATAAGAAATAAATCCCAACTACCTACACCATAATCTCCTTTGTTTCCGTGTACCATTCCAATCATTGGATCTGAATTGGCAGTATTCATCATCTCTTCCAAAAATCCTGGACAAAAAGAAACATCATCATTACATATGATCCAATATGGTGCCATAACATAGCACTTGATAATTAAATTCCAAGCACCTGAGACTCCAAGATTACCAGGTAAATTTGCAACCTTTACCTTTTTAATATACTTATACTTTAAACTTGCTAACTTTGCAAGATCTTCATCAAGTTCTCCCCTACCATTATTATTAACAATAAAGACTTCATCAACAGGATAATCAATACTAGTGAGTAAACGATTTACCCAAAAAGTACTATTAGTAACAGGAACTCCAATAACAGGTATCGACATAATTTTATAAAGAATTGAACATGTATTTTTCAGCTTTTTTAGTTTTGCCGTCAACGCAGACCATTTTATCTATAATCTTTTTATGGACTAAATCTGGATGAACCCACCAGTCTTCATAGGGTCTATCATCATCTGGAGATATATTATCTACAATTAATTTATAACCAAAAGATTCAAGATATTTTCTAGACTTTTTTCTAAAAGATTTAGTCTCATCACAATAGTAATCGTGTTCATATGTTATAACAGCAAACCTATGAGTTTCAAATGGCATATTGAGAAGAATTTTGTAAGTTACCTCTGGAGGATCGCAATCTAACTGCAAATAATCAATGTCATTTGGCATATCTAATCCTAATAAAAATCTCTCATAATTTATTTTAAGAGCATCTTTTAGAACGCAATTATGTTTTCTTTCACTGTTATGTGCGTTAACAAAATTCTCATCAATATCAATCGCAACACCTTTCCAATCATAATTAACTTCCATCAATGCAGTATTGTTTCCATAGAAAGAATTACCTGCACCAATTTCAAGGTAGGTTCCGTTCTTTTTACCATTTAACATGGAAAGAACAAACATATCTTGATAAGATTCCGCATAGTTCTTTTCTATATTTTTAGAGTTTCTAAAATTATGTCTAAGTTTTTTATGATCTTTTTTATTATACCAATTCAACTTAGGTAAACCTACATTATTATCTTTAGTCAATCTCTTAAGGTTGTCGATAACTGCTGCTCTGTAAGTTTCGTTAAGATCATAGTTGTCAAGAAGATCTTGAAGCATATCTCTAGCCTCATCGCAGAGACCACACCACCAAGATGATATTGCTTTCTCAAAAAGAATACCATAATATCCTGGATAATCAACTTGTGTACGAAGTGGTTCTGGATCTCTTTCGCAAAATGCTTCTGCTATACAGGCAGTTTGATAACAATCTTTCCAAGCACCATCATCGCTTTGATTATGATGTTCATAATGTCTTGCAAGAAGAAAATGTGCTTCTGGACGACTTGGCATTACAATCATTGCATTTTGAATTAATCCTTTAACAGTAAACTTTCTTGTTCCTTGTTTTTCATAGCACATCGCAGCACGGATCAAACATTCATATTGTAATAATTTCTTTTCACTTCTCTCAACCGTTCTTAGACAGTAAGACATACAAGCTGCTGTCTGTCCTATATCCCAATAGAACATCGCAAGAAGATAATTTATCTCTGGATCGTCTGGATTTTGAATGTAATGATGAAGAAGATGAGTAAGATATCTTTTATCATAATCAACTTCGTTAGAATTTGCTACCACTATCTTAGATAAAAATTGTTCTGGTGAAATTAGATTTAACCATTCTTTTCTTTTCTGAGAAAAAGTATTAAAGTTTAAATCATCTATCTTATCAAGTTTTTCTTGATAACCTTTTGCTATAATACCACAACCATAATCAGCGTCAACAACACACATAGCAAGATCTTCTCTCTCTTGCCTTAATCGTACATATGCTTTCCAACAATCTCCATTCCAAATACCTCCTCGATAAGGGAGAGTTTGATGCTCTTCCAGTTGAGGATTCATATCGTGGCATACAATAAATCCTTTATCATTTAAAATTGCTAATGAATTATTGATATCTCTATAAACTTGATCTGCGTGATGCAATCCATCAATGAATATTACATCAAAAGTTCTTTTATTATCTTTAAAAAAACTATCAGAATCAGTATGAATAGTTGCAGGAGTAGATGGTTCTGGATCAACACCTACTTTATTTTTACATTTAATATCTCTAAAATTTTCTCCTGCTGAAACACCCACTTCAAGATAGTTCTCAGCACCTACCTTATCAATTAAAGATTGAATGATATCAGTTCTTTTCATCGTACTTTCCATATATAAAATCTTCTACAACTTTAGGAGATACTCGTAATAGATACGCAGCATTATCTTGGAATCCAAAGGTCATCAATAAATCTCCTTTATAGTAACACATACCAGTACAGAATTCAACATGTGCATCCATAAAAGAAAAATCTCTAGAAAATGCACAGCATTGCCATGCTTTATTCCAGACTAAAAATCTATGCTTATAAAGTCCATCTTTTCTTCCAACTTCGCTGTCAAACAAATCAACTTCGTGAGTTAGTGCAAAATGATAGTTTTCATCCCCTGCTTGTCCAAAGTCCATTGGAATAACATGAGATCCTCCTCTAACATCTCTTGGAATACTAACCATATCAGTTAGATGTGTAGTCGTTGATTTTCCTGTAATAGGATCTACCTTAACAACTTCTGTCGGATTAGACCATTTTACATAGTGCCATGGCATATCAGTAATTGCCATCCAATTCTTTTCGCAATATGAATTTGGATCTTTTGGAGGATCAATACGAACTCTTGAAACTTCTTTTACAGCATCTTCAGTAACTTCTATTTTAGAAAGTTCCATTCTGCCTTGCCCATTCTCTGTAGTATCTCTTCTTACTCCCGAAATATATAAATCTCCTTCCCAACGAAATATTCTAGAATCCTCAAGACCTACAAAATCCCATAGAGGTTCTTTGTCTAACTTTGTTGTATCTATTTTATTATATCTTGATATATTGAGATCATCATCCATCTCCAAATAATAATTTGTTGTCCTTAAGTGCATATCATTTTCTGGATGCACATACGTCAAAGGACCCCATTGATGTTGGAAAGTCTTTTTCTCTGAGTGGTAGAAAGTATAATTAACGTGTCTTAAATTTACAATAATCTTTCCATTATCATTATAAACAGATGGATTCATCAGACCTGTTCCATTTGTAATGGATGCAGGAATAATTAAAGGATGAATACTACCACCATTATCTAAAGCAATCTTCGCAAAGTGCATACACTTCAATCAGCAATATAGAATTATATATCATTATAGCAAAGGTTTGACTAAATTACAATCCCCCTTGTAATTTAAGCACCACCTACTCTTGTTGGGAATGTTCCGTGTGTTCCACTTCTAGTGTCATCAAGTCCACTACCCTCTCCAACGTGATAAAGTTTATCGTTTTGTCCTATCATTGAGAATCCATCATTTACAATACTACTCTTTATACATGCCATTTTTTGATGACATCTCATTTCTAAACCGTTATAGTTATTTGTACCATCTAATTCCCAAGGGAACTTACCTATAGAGTCTGAATGAATTGGCCAAGAGTTACGAGGACCTCTACCTCTACCTTCAAAGTCTCCACTACCAACTGTTGTTATTCTACCTGTATTAAGTAAGAATGCACGAAGTCTATAGTCTGTGTTACCACTACCAGATCTCTTCATATCTATAACCTCTCCAGAAGTATCAGTAACATTCATAGGAACTGGATACTGTGGTTCAATATTTGACATATGATTGTCTCCAAAATCAGGGTTTGTAGCAGCAAAGGCATCATATGTACCAAAAGTATAGTTCTGTTGATTACCTACACCATATAACATTCCAGTTGATTTTTGTTTTATAACACAACTATTATTACCTTGGTCTGCATTTACCCAGAAATCTTCAACATCATTATATAATTCCGTCATACTCCATAATCCCCTCATTCCAGATCCACTTAATTCAAGAGTTTTTCCTGCACCCCAGAAAACTTGTTGCATTGGAGAGAAAGTTTTACCACCACTCCAATAATCATTACCATTATTTGCACCAGAACGATAGAAGTTTTCTCCAATCCATGGAAGATAACCTGCAATGTGCATAACACCATCATGTGTTAACACAGCAGTAATGATGTAACTGTTATATCCTGCTTTAATAATCTTTTTAACTCCACCGTGTTTGTTAAAGTCATAAGGAACTTTTCTAGGTTGACCTTGGTATTGATCATCTCCAAGACCAAGAGCACCATAACCATTATATCCCCAAGCCCATAGATTTCCATCTTCATCTATCGCATGTCCTTGTTGATAGTTACCACCACCTAACCAGAAGTCTTTAAGTTTACGATTATCAAATACCTGTTGAGGAATTTTTGCAGGAACGTAACTATTATACCAGTTGTTATTATATCTAAAGTTTCTACCTAAACCTGAGTGTCCGTTATATCCCCAAGTCCATAACTGTCCATTAATATCTAAAGCACCTAAAGAAGTATTAGAGTTATTAGCATAATCTCCTTCGTTAGTGGTACCAATTTTGATTGCCTGAATATCAATCATCAATCCTTGTCCCCTCTGGGACTTACTACCCTGATATTGTTGTATTTGTTGGTTGTAGTTAAAATTACCACCTGGATTGTTAGTTCTACCTACCCTCTTTGTATAATACCTATTACTTGTACCACCATCTCCTTTCTCTCCATTACCTTGCCATCCTGCACAGAAAACTTCTCCAGTATCAAACAAGAACATATAGTGATGATAAGTGTCACCAACAGCTTGAATTATTCTAGGTCTTCTCCATGGTGCTGCAGATGTACTACTTGTATATGATGAACCTCTAGGAGCATTACCATCATACTCATCCCAAAAATTAAATACTGAACTAGCAGCTTGCATTTGCTGTCCACCATATCCCCATTCGGCACCACCCCAACCATAGTTGTCATGATATCCTACGTGAGTACATTCATATTCTCCGTTTATTATGGATATACCATTTTGATCCATACCTGGTTCATCAACATCACCCATAGTAAAACCATGGTTAGTAAAATCATCTCTATTTCCAACAGTTTGTCTCCACCCAAAAGGATTTCTATTCCAGAATCCTATGCATCTATCTCCCTTCTGTATATTTGATTGTGAAGAAATTTTTTCCCAGAAACTAGATCCACGAGTAGTTCCTTCATAAACTGGATGAATAAATCTACCGTGTTTTACACAAGCATATTGTTCTCCATTGTAATTAATAATATCGCCAGGATAATATTCTCCTTTATCCATCCACTGACCAGTCCAAATATAACCACTAGTATATTGCTCCCATCCGTCTTTATCGTGCTCTGGTTTATAATTCCAACCAAATCTATTATCTTCTCTATACTTATCAGTTGTACAAATATATGTAGAACCACCTATCCTAACGACATCATTTTTATCGTAGATTTTACTTTTATTCCATTCCCCACAATAATCGAGGGTCATGTCTTTTGCTAAATGTCTAAGTTTATCCATTTTAGGGTTTGCTACGGTGTTGTAGGAATACTATGATCGTCAGGATCATCGATTGGGTCGGTTGAGATTCCAACTCCTGTTATTTCATCTCC